GTTTCAACCTTCGCAGCAATTGGTGGAATGATCCGCAAGATCACCCAGGCTTAGTAGAAAGGCGGCCTAACCGCCATGGCTACTTACACAGTCACCAACAAATATCTGGTTGACAATTACGCAGTCCTGCAATTACTCACCCCCAATGAAATTGCAGTTGGGCAATCCATCACCGTTGCTGGTGTTGATGCAACATTCAACGGCACAGCATCGGTGGTGGCAATACCCCAGCATTTGTTCATTGGTGTTGACACGCAGGGTGACCTGCTTTATGACTACCAAATACCAATTCAAAACCAGGTGCTGTACGCCAAAACCGCTGACGATGTTGAACGCGTTGCAGCATCAGGCACCGTTGCATATAACCCTGTTTGCACATGGATCACCGCAGGCAACATTGAGGATTGGTTAGGCATTGGAACCGCTACCGCAGCGGACACCACATTTTTGACGCAATGCGCCAGCGCTGCAAATGCTTTTTGTTATCGCAGACGGCAAGAGGCGGGCTATGTCGATAGTTTGACCACCAGCCCGTCAGGTGACGTGACGCTGGGAACAATCCAATATGGTGGCGCGCTATACCGTCAACGCGGATCAATTGATGTGTTTGCATCATTCAGCGAAATGGGCACAGCACCAACCACAGGCCTGTCCCCAATCATCAAACAGTTGCTAGGTATTTCACGCCCGCAGGTGGCCTGATGCCTGTTGCATACACAGACCTGTTCAATGAGGCGCTGGACGATCTGAAAACCAAATTGGAAACCATCACAGGTTTGCAAGTGGTAACAGATCCCCGAAACCTTGTGCCGCCTTGCGCGTTTATTGGTGCCTGCTCATTCGAAGCATGGAACTACAACATTGTCAAAATCAATTGGCCAGTACAGATCATTTCAATGGGGCCAGCAAACCTTGACGCAATGCGGAACCTTTTGAACCTCACCGCTGGCGTTTTGGCTGGCGTTGGATCTGTTACCGCAGGCCGTCCAACCACCGTTGACATTGGTGGCGTGATGTTGCCATGCTATGAATTGACCGTCATGCAACAGGCGCAAACAGCATGAAATATGTGATTGTTTCCCCACGTTTAGGAACACCAGGCGATGAATTTGACGCGGGTGATGACAACGTGGATCATTTGTTGGCTGGCGGGTTTATTAGACAATCCACCGACAAAGCACCAAAACCATCTAAAGTAAAAACCAAACCTAAGGAGTAGAAACCACATGGCAACCAGCACCCTGTTGAGCAATCCAAAAGTCCAAATTGGCGCAGCCATTGGATCAATTGTTGATTTGACCGATCAGACCACCGCAGCAACTCTCACGCGCACAGTCGAAGCGCTAGAGGACACCGCATTTGGTACGGGATCACGCACCTACACGGGCGGATTGGAAAACAACGAATTGACCGTGACGATGTACATGTCCTATGCAGCAACAGAAACGTACGCATCATTGTCAGCGCTTGTGGGCACCAAATGCACCGTGAAAGTAAATCCTTCATACGGATCAGGTGACAGCGCAACCAACCCAGGTTTCATTTTGACTGACACCTATTTGGAAAGCCTGCCAGTGATCAACGCATCGCTAGGCGAACTCACAACCGTGGATCTCACGTTCCAGGGCGGTGTTTACAGCGTTGACACCACAGCATAAATTTCAATAACACAAACTAGACGGAAGGATTGAAATGAAAATCAAACTACGCGTAACCCTGAACGAAAACACCCCACCGCGTGAGGTCACCACAAACCTGTTGGTGATCAGCGAATGGGAAAAATCAGAAAACCGAAAAGTGTCAGACGGGCGTGGCATCGGTGTCAATGACATGGTTTGCTGGGCGTTTCATTTATACAAATTGGCTGGCGAAACTATGCCACCAACATGGTCTGAATGGTTGAAACAAAACCCCAACATGGACATTGAAGCGGTGGACACAACAAACCCAAACCCTACGGACGCGGCACCTACCGCCGCCAACTAGCAGAGGTTTTAGTAGCGGTCGGTTGGTGGCCGCCACACATCGAATTTGACACCCGCGATTTGCAAACAGTCATTACTGTGTTGAATAAGCAAAACAAGGGAAAACGATGAGCGCCACCGCACAAATTGAGGTTTACGGATTGAAAGAGGCGCTGAAAGAATTGCGCCAGGTTGACCCCGATTTACGCAAGACCATCAACAAAGAGGCAAAGGAACTAGCCAAACCTGCCATTGATGATGCAAAGGCCAGTTACCCGCCGCGCCTGCTGTCTGGTATGGAACGCGCATGGACACAGCGCGGAAACCAAAAATTTCCGTACAGCCAACAAAAAGCCCAGCGCGGTGTTGGTGTCAAAGTAGATACCAGCAAACGCAATTCCAGCACCATTGCCATCATTCAAAAAGACCCTGCCGCTGCCATCATTGATATGGCTGGCAAACAGGGCGGATCTAATGCCCAGGGTGCACGTTTCATTTCAGCACTCACATTGCAGTTTGGTTTGCCTTCGCGCGTCATGTGGCCCGCCTATGACCGCAATGCGGGCGCTGTTGAACAAAACATGGTTGAATTGGTTGAACGCGTAATGGACGCTGTCAATAGAAATCTGGTGATGTAATGGCAATCAAAATTCCGATCATTTCAGAATTCGACAGCAAAGGCCTAGACAAGGCTGTAAAGGAATTTCAAAGCCTAGAAGGCGCTGGCGCAAAGGCTGGTTACGCCGTCAAAAAGGCTGCCCTGCCTGCCGCTGCCGCCGTTGGCGCGTTGGGTTATGCGTTGGCTGGTGCCACAAAGGCTGCAATGGAAGATCAGGCTGCACAGGTTGAATTGGCGCGCACACTAAACATTTCTGCCAGCGCTACTGATGCACAAATTGCTGCAACGGAAAACATGATCAGCAAAATGTCATTGGCTAGCGGTGTTGCTGACGATGATTTGAGGCCTGCCCTAGCCAGCCTTGTGCGCGGTACAAAAGACATTGGCAGAGCACAAGAAGGTTTAGCCCTGGCAATGGATATTTCCACGGCAACAGGTAAAGACCTAGCAACAGTTTCTGACGCTTTATCGAAGGCCTATGCAGGAAATTTCAAAGGCTTGCGGACACTCTCACCAGAAATGGCGAACCTCATCAAAGAAGGTGCAGACCTCAACACGGTCATGGACGTGCTGGGTGGAACGTTTGGTGGCGCTACAGCGGAAGCAGCAGGAACCGCGGAAGGCCAAATGAAACGATTTGGAATAGCAATTGCGGAAGCAAAAGAAAACATTGGCGCGGCGCTGATCCCCGTGATTGAAAAAGTGTTGCCATTGCTTACCGCGTTTGGCGCGTTCGCACAAGAAAACACCACCGCGTTCATCGTTATCGCTGGGGCTATCGGTGGCATCGCTTTAGCGGTTTTGGCTGTCAATGCCGCGCTAAAGGTTTACAACGCCATACAAGTCATCACAAACGTTCTCACAACCACAGTTATCAAATACGCCATTGGCGGCGATTGGTAGCAAGTCCTGCATTTGCGTGAGGAAGGCGAGGAAGAACCGCAAGCCCTCGTTCGTTGTAGTCTCCAGCATGGGCGAAATGGCTCCGCGTATCTGTTCCTCATTACTGAACTGGCTAAAATCGCACGAATCCATTGATGTGGAAAAGCGGCTTGCTGTGACCGTCTGTCCGCGCAAATTCTCATACCAGCAACATGCGACTTTCAACTGCGCTGCCTCGTCATTCAATATCAGATTCGATAGGCTCAGCCAGACATTCGTTGCTGCTTCGATGTACTGCTTTGCCGCTGCAGCAGCAATGAACGACCACCCACCCGTGAAACCAGCCAGTGACACGCCGATAGCCTCCATAACGTCGCCAATGGTGTTCCAGTCATTGCGAGTCTGTTCGCGGCGATTAAGTTCGGCTTCGACCATCGCTTGCACCAGCACTTGATTCAACACGCACAATACGTCATCGCGGAATAGGTCATCCGTAGTTCCGTCATAAAGCGTGTCGGGAGCAACGCCCGGTATACCGTTAACATTGTACTCCTCTAAAAATTCATTCAGAACATTCGTAGTATTGGTGTTCACTACGTCGCCTAGACCGCTAGGCAAGCACAGACCGTAATCAAACACGTCGCTCCATGTCGTGCCGCCATCTGCTGTCATCTGTAATATGCAGCTATCATTTGGTGATTGTCGCAATCCAAAGACTACGGGTGTCATCAGTCGTAACTCCGTGTCATCAACCAGTAAGTCGAGTTCATCCTGCGTCCATGTCAAGTTTTCCCATCTCGGTTTCCATCTCAGGTATTCCGTGATGCCGAGTAGCGCGGTTCGTTGCTTGTCAGTCAGTATATATAAGTGTTCCTGATCGTAAGT